GGGTAGAAAAAGAGTTAATAGACCTCCTTTATATGTGGGAGTTTGTTACTAAAAAAGGCGCTTGGATTACTATTGGCGAAGAGTTTAAAGAGCTTGTAGCTGATGTTGTTCAAGATTTACCAGAAAAAGTTCAAGGAGAGGCCAATTTATTTAAAATGGTAGAAGAAAATGAAGCCCTATCTGCATTTTTAATAAATTATTTTAAATCTAATATTGGTGAACTTTAAAACTCTATACGGCAAGGAAAAACCTCTTAGAAATCCACATAGATACAAAATTAAGTGGAACGGCAAATGTCGTAGTAAATTTCAAGCAGAAGTTAAAAAACACTTATACAAGTATTGGAAATACGACGCTGTATATGAAGAATTTAGAATAGTTGGGACACAACTTTCATTAGATTTTTACAACCATAATAGAAAAATAGCTATAGAGGTTCAAGGAGCTCAACATTTGCAGTTTGTTAAGCATTTTCACAAAACAAGAGCTAATTTTGTTCGCCAAATCAGAAGAGACACTAAAAAATTAGAATTTTGTGAAATTAACGATATAAAACTCATAGAAATTTACCCAGACGACGAATTATCTAATGAATTTTTCGCAAAATTATTGGGCTAGTGTAAATAAATTTATATGGATCAGAATAAATTTAAAAAATTTAAGCTACCAGAAAAAATGTTGCAGGATCTTTACGAGCTAACTGGTGGCCCAAAATGTTACAAAGGATTTGTTATAGCTTACTGCGACGAAAATGGAACTCCAATTATTTATACAAATTGTGAATCACAAATTACGGAGTCTGGCCTATTAAAATCCATAGAAGACTATTTGCAGTCTGCTCCAGCAACTCAAGAAGAACTAGAAGAAGATTCTTGACATTTTAAATTTATAAGGTATTATGCAAACTACGATATGCATAGTCTTGAAATTGAAAAACAAGTTTTAGCCGCTTTTATACAGAAACCAGAGTTATTTTTTAATTTTATTCATCTTATAGATGAATCAGATTTTCAAGATAATTCCATGCTTCATCGAACTCTTTTTGTTGTCCTAAAAAGATCTTTCGAGCGTGGAGAAAATATTGATGAGGTCGTGTTGGCGCAAAGAATTAAAGACCTAGGCATAAAATTTGAAGAAGATATATCTTTAATTGATTATGTTAGATCTTTGTCAATGAGAAAAATACATTCTCAAGATAAAATACATTCTGTTATACAAGAATTAAAGAAACTTAGTGTTAGAAGGCAGATTTTCAAAACAGCTAATAAAATAGCTAGTTCTATGAAAAACATGTCTCCAGATGCCTCTTACTTTAAAATTATTGAAAACGCTGATGAAATATATAATTCAAAAATAAATCTTTTTGAAGTGGGCGATGATGCTCCTAAAAATATTTATGACGATATGGAAGAATTTATTGAAGAGCGTGGCAATAATCCAATTGATGAGTTCGGTATGATGGGGCCACATGAAAAAATTAATGATATTTACGGCTCGCTTTTGAGACCAGGAAATATTACTGTAATAGTTGCTAGAAGTGGAGTTGGTAAAACTCAATTTTGTATGCATTATGCCACTCAAGTAGCTAAAAAATATAATGTTCCAGTTTTGCATTTTGATAATGGAGAAATGAGTAAAGAAGAGCTAATTATTCGCCAATGTGCATCACTTTCTGGCGTTCCCTCTCATTTGTTAGAGAGTGGTAAGTGGAGGCAAGCAGGAGATGAAGTTGTGAAAAAAGTTAGAGCTGTTTGGAAAAATGTTAAGAATTTAAAGTTTTATTATTACAACGTCGGAGGCATGGATGTAGACTCCATGGTAAATACTTTAAAACGTTTTTATTACTCAAGAGTAGGTCGGGGTAATAGAATGTTATTTTCTTTCGATTACATCAAAACTTCTTCTGAGCAGTCCAATAAAAATGAGTGGCAGTTAGTAGGAGAAATGGTTGATAAATTTAAAAAGACAATTCAAAAAGATATATTAGAAGACGGTAATCCAGTTGTGCCTATGATTACGTCCGTGCAATCTAATCGTAGCGGTATAACAACCAACCGTCAAAGCGCCAATATAGTGGATGATGAATCTATTGTATCTCTTTCTGATAGAATTACTCAATTTTGTTCTCACATGTTTATTTTAAGGCAAAAGACGCATGATGAGGTAGCAGAAGAAGGTTCTAACTTTGGCACACACAAGTTAGTAAATGTTAAATCGCGACATCTAGGCAAAGACATAGCGGGTGCTGTAGAGCCAGTTCAAGTAGACGATAATCTTAGAAGAAATTTTATTAATTTAGAATTTAGGAACTTCAATATTAAAGAATGTGGTGATTTGCGAGATATCGTAAACTTTAGAAATAATGGCGGTGATCTTTCTGTTTCTAATACAGACGAAATTCCAAGTTTTGATGATCTATGAACATATATCGAGAGGCATTAGAAAAACTAGGATATAATTTGCAGGACTGCGGTAACCATTGGCGCACTCGTGCAGTTTATAGAAATGGAAAAACTAATACTTCTGTTATTATATATAAAGACTCTGGAGTTTGGCGTGATTTTGGCGCTGATTCCGCATCAAAGCCTTTCAATGTTTTAGTTCAAGAAACTTTAAAAACAGATGATCCAAAAATATTAAATCAATATTTAAACTACACTCCAAATCATCAAGTAAAAACAAAAAATCCAGAAGAAAAAATAGAGATGGAAAAAATTTATCCAATTTCATATTTAGAAAAACTTTTACCTATGAAAACTTTCTATGAAAAGAGGGGTATTTCTGGAGTTACCCAATCTACTTTTGATTGTGGTTATGCTGGTGGTGGTAAAATGTATAGACGTATGGTTTTTCCAATATACGATTTAAATAATCAAATACATGGTTTTTCTGGAAGATCCGTTGTAGAGGGAGATAACATTCCTAAGTGGAAACATATGGGTCGTAAAACGAATTGGGTTTATCCGCATCATATTTCGAGTGATATTATAGAAAAAAGTGGAGAAGTTATTTTAGTTGAAAGCATTGGAGATTGCCTAGCTCTTCACGAAGCTGGTTTTAAGAATGTCTTAGTTACTTTTGGTTTAGATGCTTCTTCAAAACTTATTTCTTATCTTAATACATTCGAATTAAAAAGAATTATTGTTGCAACGAATAATGATAATACTAAAGAAATAAATTCAGGAGGAATTGCATCCGTTAAGGTAGTTGCAAAGTTAGCACAAGTTTTTGATCTATCTATTATAAGAATTAATCCACCATTGTGTAATGACTTTGGAGAAATGTTAGAGTGTGATACTGGTGATCTTGATAATTTTACAAAATGGTATCAACGAAAAGATAAATGGTGCATGAGTAGCGAAAAATTTCAAAACTATATTATTAAGCAAATCAACAAATACGAACAACTGAAAAAAAATACCCATTGCAAAAAATTATTAAAAATTTTAAATGGAAGTTAAATTATCAGCTAGTCGCATTAAAACGGCTCAATCTTGTAGTTGGATATACTGGAATAAGTATAAACAAAAACTACCTGATACCAACAACGATGGAGCTCGTAGAGGCACGGTGTGTCATAATGTTTTTGAGTTTTTGTCTAAACAAAAAACTAAAACGCATTTTAATAAAGTAGTTAAAGCTAAAGATCCTTTCGCTTCTAAAGCTGTAAAAGATTTAATTATGTCCGACGCTTCAGAGCTGGGGGTTACCGATGATGACAACATGAATCTTATTAAGGAGATGATTCTTAATGGCCTCAATTGCAACTTTCACGGAGAGGATTTAGGTATACCAGACGAGGCTTATGCGGAGTTAGACTTTGATATAGAACAAAATGGTTACCACATCAGAGGTTTTATTGATCAATTATTTTTATACAAAGAAAAAAAGACCGCTATAATCCGTGATTATAAGACAAGCAAGAAAATGTTTGAAGGTAAAGAAAAAGAAGATAATCTTCAAGACTATATGTATTCTTTGGCTGTTAAAACTCTTTTCCCAGAATACGTAAATAGAACATCTGAATTTTTATTTTTAAAATTTAATTTAAAAAAGAATGGCTTAATGAAAATGAAACCAATCGATGATGACGACTTAGAAGGGTTTGAGTTGCAACTTGCATCGATTCAAGATTATCTAGAAAACTTTGACGAAAAAGATGCTGTATCAAATTTTGCTATAGACAAAGGTTTTCCAGAAGATGGTTCTTTTGGTGGCAAACTTCAATGCGGTTTTGCACAAGAAAAAGGGCAACTTAAAAAAGATGGCTCACTTATGTGGCACTGTCCTTATAAGTTTGATTTTTGGTATGTAACCATACTGGATAAAGACGGAGAGTTTCATTCTTCTTGCTTCCAAGATGATTTTACAAAAGATATGGTTCCAGATGGAGGCCGTCACGAAATAAAATATTACGAAGGTTGTCCAAAACTCC